TTCGGCACGAACTTCGACTCCTCCGGCTCGATGGTCGGCGGATGGGATCCGCTCCGCCCCACGACCTCGAAGTGGAGGGCCGAGAACGGCATCCCGCCGTTCGCCCCCATCCTCGTCAATAACGGTTCGCTCAGGGCGGCCGTCCTCGGGGCGCAGGGCGACGTCGGTTCCCACACCGCCGAACTGACCATCAAGCACGAACTCGTCAGGTTCCACCAGTACGGGACGAGGCACATGCCCAGCAGGAAGATCCTGTTCGAGCCGGCGGGCTTTGCCCAGCTGATGGCCCGCAGGATCAGGGCACACATCATGCCAAACACGTTCACCGCCGACCTCAGGGCGCTCTTCACATGATGTCCGGCCCCTGGTCCGCGAAGGAGTACGTCTCGTCCTACCTCCAGGTCGACCTCCCCAAGAGGATCGTCTCATACCGCAACCTCTGGAACCTAGACGACAACAGGCTCCCCCTCCCCGAGAAGTACCTGCCGTACGAGCCTCCGGCCCTCGACCACTGGCCGATGGTCATCACCGTCAACCTGTCCACCCCGCAGATGTTGAGGACCGACTACACCGACGGCCTGAACCCCGTCTACCGGGTCGCCTACAACATGAGGACGTACGTCTGGGTGAGGCAGGGGAGCGCCGAACTCGCGACCGAGTCGAGGGACAGGCTGGTGACGGTCGTCAGGGCATCCCTCCTCGACAGGCAGTCGCTCGTTTCGCTGGACGACGAGGACCACGACCTGCTCCTCGACGAGACGACCCTCCGCGAGGAGTACTCGGACATCACCTACGTGAAGGGCGACAGGGCCGTGTGCGGCGCGTTCCTCGCCTACACGATCCACCTCAACGAGGCGATCACCAGGAGGAACATCTTCGACCCGACCGAGGGCAACCCGACGGAGATCGAGCTCCAGAAGGTCGTCCTTTCACGGACGGGGGAGTAGTCGTGGTTAGTATTGCCCGCGTGAGCACGGCGAGGATCTTCAACGTCACCAACAGTCGCGTCCAGATCTCGTCCGACGGAACTTCCCTGAAGGCGCGCACCGAGGGCGTCGGGGACACGAGCGACGAGGTCTTGACCTCTGCGCTGGCTCGTGGTGAAGTGGTGCTATTGTCCCCGGAGCGGGCGACTCGTCCCACCGAGGAGAAGGTGGTCGAGCAGCCGGCAGCGGAGGCGGTCAACAGCCCCGAGGCCGAAGTGGTGGAACCACAGGCCGAGGAGCAGCCGACCGAGGAAGCGACTGGTCAAGCAGAAGAAGCCGTTTCGCAGGCTGAAGAAGCAGAAGCCAGCGAAGAAGACACAAAGACCAAGAAGTCCTCTAGGGCGAAAGTGGCGAAGGAGAACTGATGCCGGGCGTAGTCGTCAACACAGGAGTTCGTATCGGCGGCGCCGGTGCGGAGCAGGCACCGAGCAGCACGTTGTTCGTCGTCGGCACGTCCGAGCGGGGACGTACCACCGCATACACGGTGCGCAGCATGAGCGAGTTCGTCGCGGAGTACGGCGACTACACGGGTGACGGCGTCCTCCACCAGCACGTCCAGGCTTTCTTCGAGGAGGGTGGCGTCAGGGCCATCGTCGCCAGGGTCGTTGGACCAGCGGCAACGACCGGCAGCCACACGCTCGAGGACTCGGCCGCCGGCAACGCGATCATCCTCACCGCCGCCAATGCCGGCGAATGGTCCGAGGAACTGACGGTCGACACGGCGAACGAGACGACATCGTTCTTGATGACCATCAAGCTCAAGGGCTCGACCATCTTCACCGGATCGTTCTCCACGAACGCCGCGGCCATCGCCGCCGTGAACAACACGGTCGGGCACATCGTCACAGCGTCGGCAGGCGCGTCGTCGAACCTCCCCGACACAGGGTCGTTCACCTTCACCGCCGGTGACGCCGATCTCGACGCCGCCTCGGACACCGTCCACGCATCGGCCCTCGACGAGTTCGGCGACGAGCTCGGAACCGGAGTCGTGGCCATCCCCGAGAGGTACGGATCGACGATCTGGGGCGCACTCGCAACCCACGCCGAAGCCAACAAGAGGGTTGCTTTCGCCTCCTTCTCGGCCGCAACCTCCTACACCTCGGCTATCACGGCTGCCGCGTCATACGCCGGCACGACCGACGCCGAGAAGAACAAGTTCGCCCACCTCGCCTTCTTCTGGCCACAGGTCGTCGTCCCGGACGGCGCCGGCGGAACCAGGTCGATCTCCCCCGAGTCCTACGCCGCAGCGGCGAGGGCGCGACAGATCATCGCGGCCGGTGGCCCGTGGAGGCCGGCCGCCGGTATCACATCGGCTGCGCGCTTCGCACTCGGACTCTCGTCCAACGGAACGGCGACCAAGGTGCCGAAGACGATCTCCAACGCGCTCGACGACGGAAGGGTCAACGCCATCCGCGTCATCGACGGACAGATCAGGATCTACGGTGCGAGGTCGGCGTCGGCTGACACCGTGAACTGGAGGTACATCACCTACCGCGACACGGTGAACCAGATCGCCACCAACTGCGAGAAGGCTCTCGAGCAGTTCGTGTTCTCGCCGATCGACAACCGCAAGGCGCTCTTCGGTGCGATCTCCTCGTCCCTCGTGTCCATCCTCGACGCGGTGAAGGACGCTGGCGGTCTCTACTCGATGGTGGACGGGCTCGGCAACCAAGTCGACCGCGGCTACTCGGTCGAGGTCAACGACTCCCTCAACCCGCTCGCCCAGCTCGCCGAGGGACTCATCGTCGCCAAAGTCGGGGTGAGGGTCGCCGGCGTTGCGGACCTCATCACGCTCACCATCACAAAGTCGTCGCTCACGGCGGCCCTGTAAGAGAAGGATAGGAACAGATGGCAAAGATCTCGCAGAGGCAAGTAGTCGCCAAGGTCATCCCGATCACCGGCAAGAACGGTGACGACGAGACGACGAACACTTTCACGTCGACCAACAGGGCCTACTTCTCGCAGGTTTCCGGCGGGGAGATCCAGGCATCGGTCGAGAAGGTGTACGACGGCGGGCAGACGTTCCCCGAAGTCCTCCCCTCGGTCATCGAGGTCGGCGACGTGACCGTCACCCGCCACTACGACCCGACCGACGACGCGGCGACCATCTCCCACTACAGGGACAAGGTCGGCAAGAAGTACTTCAGGATCGAAGTCCTGACGCTCGACGCAGACGGCAACCAGACCGGCTACACCAGGAAGTACGAGAACTGCATCCTCGTGAACATCACCGAACCGGACGGGGACGCGTCATCGGGCGGACCGGCGACCTTCTCGCTGACCTTCTCGGTCTCCAAGACCACCGACGCCGCTTACACCGGCACGCCGACCAACTCGTCAAGCAGCACCGTCGCCTCGTAGCACCATCGGCACACCCCGGGTGGTAGTGTCTGGTCAGTCTTGACTAGACGAACCCTACGGAGGAATAGCCAATGGACATCGACAACGACGAGCTCTACACCGCCCGCGTGGACGGAAACACCGCTCTCGACAGGCTCAAGGGAGAACTTTCCAAGAAGGTTCGCCGTCCCGAGATCCACCTCGAGGTGCCGGAGCGACCCAACATGGTCATCCGTTACTCGCCGAACATCAACCAGAACCAGGTCAGGGCCTGGCGCAGGAACTCGGGCGAGGACACCAAGAACGGCATGGACGCGACCAAGTTCGCCTGCTACGTCATCGCCAACACGTGCTCGGGCATCCTGCTGGACGGCGAACTCGTCACCGACGGGAACTCCGATCCGCTGGTGTTCGGTTCCGAACCGATCATGAAGATGGTCGACGCCGACAGGGTGCAGGACGCGATCCGCTCCATCTACGTCGTGGAACCGCACATCGAGGCAACCGCCCTCGCCATCATGGAGGCAGCCGGCTTCAACGACAGCGTCGAGCAGGTGGACCCTACGAAGCAGCCCTAGAGTGGCTGCTTGACAACCCCTTCCTCGTTTCCGCCGCGCGGATAGCGAGCACATTCAACATCGACCCGATCACCATCCTTGACTCGGACGACGATCTGTGGTTGATCAGAGTGGCCTGTGCTAGGGTGATCGCGCGCGACCAGTCGGAACAGGTTCAGCAGATGAAACAGGGCTAGTGGTCGCCAACCTACTCGTAGCGAAGGGGGTGACCGCCAAGTGAGCATGATGGGGCCCGACGCCAACGTCAACATCCGCGTAGACGTAGACGACGCCAACGCCCAGGCCCGCATAGCCGCCCTCGAGCAGCGCCTGAACGCCCTCGAGAGGAGTGCGAGGTCGTCCGCCCGCGGCGGGATGAAGGACTACGGCAAGTCGCTGGACGACATGTCGAACAAGAGCAGACGGGCCGACAAGGACCACAAGTCCCTCCTCAGCACCGGGATGGCTTTCGGGAAGATGATCACCGGGCTGACCAAGTACGTCAAGCTCCACGCCCTCGCCTACGGCGGTCTCATCGCCGTCGTCGGAGCCCTGAAACTCGCCCTCGTCGCCGGTCAGGTGGCGATGAAGGCGTGGCAGGCCACCCTCAGGGCGACCGGGGCCGCGGCAGGTTTCGCCGTCGCCGCGATAGGAACCGTGCTGGCGGCGATAAGGGAACTCTCCGCGGCGCAGATGGCGCCGA